GTTCATTGAAGGAACGTATGCAGATGGAACCCCATCATTTGCACAAGTCTGCGAGACAGACCCTGAGTTCTACGTCCCGCTCTACACCGCCCCACCACAGCGCGAATGGCAGGGGCTGACGGAGGAGGATTTGTCTGTGTGCGATGAGGATGGGGTGATATTGGCTCGTTATTGGGAAGCCAAGCTGAAGGAGAAGAACAATGGATGACTTACAAGCCGTACCAGACGATAGCAATTTGGCACAATGTGAGTATTGCGGTTGGGTAGTAGATTGGGATGAGGTTCCGAGGGCTAGGGACTTATCTGGCGAGATCGTTACCTGCTGCGAGGAGTGCAATGAGGGCGAGAGTTTCGTAAATTATCCGGCTAAAAACTTTAATGTACAGAAGCAAGAAGCTACTTGAGAGAGCCAGACACCTACCTTGTCAGCATTGTGGCAGGGAGGACGGGACGGTAGTGGCAGCCCACTCGAATCAGTTGCGAGATGGTAAAGGAAAGGGTATAAAGGCTAGTGATTATCGAATTGCTAGCCTTTGTTTTATTTGCCATTTGGAACTAGATCAGGGCAAGAATCTGAGTAAGCAGCAGAGGCTAGAAATGTGGGAAGAAGCCCATCGTAAGACCGTAGGGCTACTTTTTGAACGTGGCTATCTGGAGGTCGTATGAAGAAGATGTCGAAGATGGACAAGAAAATTAAGTCTGTCATGGGTGAATTCAAGGAAGGTACTTTGCACTCAGGCAAAGGCGGCAAGGTTGTTAAATCTAGGCAACAAGCCGTTGCAATTGCTATGAGCGAAGGGCGTAAAGCCGCGAAAGGTAAGAAATGAAGCCCGGACTCTATGCCAATATTCACCGAAAACGTGAACGTATTGCTGAGGGTAGTGGCGAGAAGATGCGTAAGCCGGGTTCTAAAGGTGCGCCAACTGCGAAGGCGTTTAAGGAAGCAGCTAAGACAGCCAAGCCGAGGAAGAAATGATTAAGCGTGGCAAAGAGGAGTTTGTTGGTTATAACAAGCCTAAGCGGACTCCTAGTCATCCTACAAAAAGCCATGCTGTTCTAGCCAAGTCGGGTGAGCAGGTAAAACTCATTAGATTCGGTCAACAGGGCGTTTCAGGGTCTCCGGCTAGGGAAGGTGAGTCGGCAGCAGATAAAGCCCGTAGAGCCTCATTTAAGGCTCGTCATGCGTCCAATATCTCTAAAGGCAAGATGTCAGCCGCATATTGGGCAGATAAGGTGAAGTGGTGAGCCACCAGAGCCAGCTAGACTTTGTTGCAGGTCTAAAGAAGCGGTTTCCTCAGTATTTCTACGAATCCAAGGTCTTAGAGGTAGGAAGTCTGGATATTAACGGTTCTATCCGGCAATTCTTCGTCGGCTGCGACTATACCGGGGTTGATCTGGGTGAGGGTCGAGGCGTTGATGTGGTGGCTAAGGGTGAGGAGCTTACCTATCCAGACAACAGTTTTGACGTAGTGGCTAGTTGCGAGTGCTTTGAACACAATCCTGAGTGGATAAAGACCTTCAATAACATGGCTAGGATGGCTTCAGGGCTGGTTTTCTTTACCTGTGCTACTACGGGTAGGGCTGAACATGGAACGAGGCGTACAAGCCCGGATGATGCGCCATTTTGCGGGGATTATTACCGGAACCTAACGGAGCAGGACTTTAGGGAAAACTGCGATCTGGATAAGTTCGAGGTCTATGAGTTTATAACTAATGATAACCCGGCAGACTTATACTTTTGGGCGATATGCAAGCAATCGTAATCTGTACGGTAAACAATCCCGGCATAACGGTGCTGTTGGAGTCTATTCGCGTTTATGGTGACAAGCTGCCCGTTTACTTATGTAGTAATAATTTGGGATTATGGGCAAGAGCCAGAGAAATCACAGAAAACCTTATCTACCGACCCAATCCTGCTACCAATTTCGGAGATGCTTATAACGCAGCCGTTGATTATGCCTTTGAGCATAGCAAGGTTGACTCATTGATTTTAGCTAACGATGATGTGGTTCTTAATCCAAATACGCTATCGTTAATGAAAGAGGATAGCCAGATTTTGAAGGATAAGGGCTATAAGGTCGGGTTTTTGGGGGCTAGGAGCGACTATGTATTGCCGGATCAGAACATACGGTTCCCGGTCGATGGGGATAGACGCAATGCGCTTGGGTGGGAAAGTGAGCAGCAGATTAAGGTAACGCCAGTAATTGCGCCGATCTGGGCAAGTATTAGCCGAGAAGCATGGGAAGTCGCTAAGTTTCCGTCAACTAATTGGTATTCAGATAATATAATATGCCATGACCTTAACGTGGCGGGTTATCAGCATTTCGTGAGTCGGGCTTATGTGCATCATGCAGGGAGCCAGACGATAGGCGTTGATTTCAAAAAGAGCCATGAGGAACCGAGGGCGTGGATATTAGCGAATCGCCCAGATATGTACGAGGCTATCTATGGCTGACGGATTACTTTCAGGTTTAACGAACTGGATAGACCAGCGTAAACAGGCTGCGAAGGCTAGCATTGGGTTGCTTGCTGACAATCCACAGGAATGGCTAGCTCAGACTACCGCTAGATACTTGCCCACTAAGGAAGAAGAACAGCAATATAGGGCTGTGAAACAGGCTGGTGGCGATATAACGCAGACTCCGTATTATCAGAAGATATTTGATCTGGCTCAGTTCCAAAGTAGTCTAAAGCCGTTATCAAAGACACAATTTCAGGTAGCTAATGAGGTGGCTCAGAAAAATGCCACAGAAATGCTCGGATTGCCTCCAGACAATACGGCGATGGATAGGGCTAAGGCATTAGGCTTTGATATGCAGGAGTTTCATGGCACTAGTTACGGGGATTTTGCTGCGTTTGACCCGTCAAAGATGAAAGATAATGTTCAGTATGGTGGTTCAATTTATACAACGAAAGACCCACAATTTGCCTCTCGCGTAGCAGAAAGTAAGTGGTCTGGAGATTCTCCGACCGTTATGCCAGTTATGATAAGAAGTGGTAAAAAGTTTGATATGGCAGAGCCAATTTCTGCTGAAGATGCTGCAAAAGTCTTAAATGTCATTGGTCAGAGCGAACGAGCAGGAAAAATAGCAGCCTCTGGTAAGCCTTATAGGAGTGGTTCAGAGTTTTTTTATTGGGGTATAGGGCAAGACTTGCCAAACTCTGCGCGTGGTGCTGCCATAAATCGGGGTGGATTTGATGTAATTACTGGCGATCCATCGTTAGAGATTTCTGGCAAAGCTGGTAAGCCGCAAACCGCCATTTTTGATCCATCAAGGATTCGTTCACGTTTTGCCGCATTTGATCCAGCTAGGATAAACGAGTCAGACTTACTAGCAGCAGGAGTCCCAATAGGACTACTAGGATCAACTCAAGTAGAGTTACCAAAGAAACAAGAGAAGAAATCAAAGAAGTAAGCATGACATCCAGAGGATAATGTAGTAGGGTATGTTACGAAAAACTTTAGCAAATCAATAACTTATGGCAGCGAGAATAAGGAAGACTACCTTGAGCGACGAATGGAAGGCAAAAATCCAAGCCGGGGTGATTCTTGACCGTTTGGTAAAGCACGTTAATGGCGAGATTGATATGTCCGCTAGCCAGATCAAAGCGGCTGACATACTTCTAAAGAAGACTGTTCCAGACCTTGCTAGGACAGAGGTGACAGGTAAGGACGGGGAAGCTCAGGAGATGGTTATTAGATGGGGAGGGAAGAAATGAGCTACAAGCCAGTAAATTGCCCAAGTTGCAGTGCGTTCCTAGTGAACAACAAGTGCCTGAACTGCGGATACGTTAAGTGACAGAGATAGCAGCTAGATTCGAGGCTAAAGTCGAGCGTATTCCGTTTATGGAATGCTGGATTTGGATTGGTGCGGCAAACGAGCGCGGCTATGGGGTAATAGGTCGTGGTGGACGAGGTGAGGGCAATGAGAAAGCCCACAGACTTTCGTATCGTTTGTATAAGGGAGAAATCCCGGATGGGAAGATAATCCTCCACAAATGCGGAAATCCATTTTGCGTAAACCCAAGTCACTTAGAAGCAGGAACTTATAAGGAAAACTCCTTAGATATGCTTAGAATGGGTAGGCATTTCATCCCAGACAATACTTGCGAAAATGCTACATGGGCTAAATTGAGCCGAGATCAGGTAAAAGAAATTCAAGCAGCAAAAGGCGGCAAGAAAGGTGTTGGAACCGCGTTGGCTAGGAAGTTTGGCGTTCACAAGTCAACGATCTACCAAATATGGAAAGGTGTTAATTGGAAGAAATTGTAATTGACTACGATCCAAGACCGCACCAAAACGAGCTACATGATGCGTTAGATAGCCGACGGTTTATTGTTGCTGTCATGCACCGTCGTGCTGGCAAAACAGTAGCGGCTATCAACCACCTTATCAAGTCCGCTATCGAGTGCGACAAGCCAGACCCACGATTTGCCTACATTGCGCCTACCTACGGACAAGCCAAAAGGGTAGCGTGGGATTACCTTCAGAAGTACACACGGTCATTAGGAGCTACCTACAATGTCTCTGAGTTACGTGCTGATTTTTATGGGCGTAGGGTTAGTCTATATGGGTCTGATAATCCTGACAGTCTTAGGGGGCAGTATTTTGATGGCGTGGTTATCGACGAAGTTGGCGATCAGAACCCACGCATTTGGAACGAAATCATCCGACCTGCTCTTGCCGACCGTCTTGGGTGGGCTTGTTTCATTGGCACTCCTAAAGGTGCTAACCATTTCGCTGAATTAGCCGAACGATCCAAGTCCGAGGAAGGCTGGAAGTACCTAGAGTTCAAGGCTAGCCAGACAGGTATTTTGCCTGAATCCGAGCTTAAAGCAGCCTATCGAGAGATGGGCGAGGACAAGTACAACCAAGAGTTCGAGTGTTCCTTTAACGCAGCGGTTGAGGGGTCTTACTATGGCAAACTTATTAACGACCTTGAGAGGGATGGTCACATTAGTGATTTTCCTCGTGATGATCTGTGCCGTAGCTTTACTGCATGGGATATTGGAATGGGTGACAGTACAGCTATATGGGTTGCTCAACTGGCTGGAAAAGAAGTTAGATTGCTTGATTGCGTCGAAAATCATGGACAGGGACTAGATTGGTACGTCCGTTGGCTAAAAGACAACGACTATGCAGGGTTTACCCAAATTCTGCCCCATGATGTACAGGTAAGGGAGCTAGGCACAGGCAAGAGCCGTAAGGAAGTCTTAGAGGAAGCAGGGCTATCGATAACGGTTGCGCCTAGATTGTCGGTAGCTGACGGGATACAGGCTGTCAGGAGATTGCTGCCGAGGTGCTGGTTTCACCCAAGGACTAAGCCGGGGCTAGATGCGCTGAGGAACTACCGCCGGGAGCATGATGAGAAACGGCAGATATTCTATGAGAAGCCGCTACATGACTGGTCTAGTCACATGAGTGATGCTTTCCGGTATCTAGCTATAGGTCTTGACGAGAATGACAGTTCATGGCAGACAACGTTGCCAATTTCGACCAAATGGATTGTATAATCAGCAAAACCCGTTAAGGATTTGCTATGAAGATGGATGACGGTCAGATCAAGAGTATTATCGAAAATGAAATCGATAACTCTATTGGGTATGTAGATACCGAGACTACAGATCAACGGGCTAAAGCCCTAGAGTATTACCTACGTTATCCCTATGGTAACGAGGTTGAAGGACGCAGCCAGATTGTTACTGGTGAGGTAGCTGAGGCTATCGATGGTGCGTTGCCACAACTTATCCGAGTCTTTACGACTACCGAGGATATTGTTTCCTTTGAGCCACAGACTCCAGAAGATGAGCAGTCTGCTAAACAGGCTACCGACTACTGCAATTGGGTGTTCTATCGGGAAAATGACGGTCTAATCATCCTGCATAACTGGTTCAAGGACGCGCTGATGATGAAGGTCGGCGTGGTTAAGGCGTACTGGGAAGCCAAAGAGGACGTTAACAAAGAGTCCTACAAGAACCTGACCGAAGATGAGCTAGCCCTATTGCTATCTGATCCTGCTATCGAGGTGGTGAGCCAGAATGTCGAGTTTATCGATGGTGGCGTTGATCCGATGGGCTTTCCGATCCAGATTCCGATGTACTCGGTCAAGGTCAAGAAGGTCAAGAAATACGGTTGCGTCAAGATCGAGAACGTACCGCCTGAAGAATTCCTGATTAGCAAATCGGCAAGAACTATTGAGGATAGCCCGTTTGTGGCTCATCGTCGCTTGATGACTCGTTCAGAGTTGGTAGCGATGGGGTTTGATAAGGATGTGGTCGAGGGATTGCCTTCTTACGATGACCTTCAGTACACCACAGAGCGAGTAGCCCGATTCTCTCAGGGTGAGCAGCCGGATGAGAATATCAGCCTTGACCCTACGATGCAGGTCTGTGAGGTCTATGAGTGCTATATCAAGATTGACGTTAATGGTGACGGTATCGCTGAACTGCGTAAGATTGTTTATGCAGGTAGCGAAATCTTGGATGACGAGGAATGTGACCTAGTTCCATTCCATAGCCTGTGTCCTATCCCTATTCCGCACAAGTTCTTTGGTCAGAGCCTGGCAGACCGGACAATGGACATCCAGCTAATCAAGTCCACTGTAACCCGTCAGATGCTCGACAACCTGTACCTAACGAACAATGCCCGTCTGGGTGTGGTCGATGGTCAGGTGAATTTGGACGATGCGCTAAACGCTACTCCGGGCGGTATTATCCGCATGAAATCTCAGGGTGCGATTATGCCTGTTGAGGTTCCTGCGGTAACGGCTCAGGCTTTCCCGATGCTTGAGTACATGGATGCGGTTCAGGCTAAACGGACAGGCGTTAGCGACCAGCAACAAGGTCTTGATCCTGACGTACTGAATAACGTATCGGCAACGGCTATTGCCGCGATGATGAAATCTAACTCTGGCAAGTTGGAACTGATCGCTCGAATCTTTGCTGAGACAGGCGTTAAATCGCTGTTTAAGGGCATTTTGCATCTATTGGGCAAATACCAAGACCAAGCAAAGATTGTCCGTATGCGTGGCAAGTTTGTTCAGTTTGACCCTCGTACATGGA